AATGATGCTCACTAGTGCACCCGCACCTGAAGCGCCTTGACGTCCGCCTCAAGCTTGCTAACGCGCTGCTCAAGGGACGGAGCCGGAGCCGGGGCAGGGTGCACCGGAACCGGAGTCGGGTGAGTTGCCGGAGGCGCCGGAGGCTTGGCGGTAGCGTGCGGGGTCGCCCAAGCACGGAGCGCGGCAGCATCCTTGAAATTGGCCACGTTGCGGTCAATGCCACCGGCCCACGAATACTGGTGGAATACCCATCCGTGCTGGACGCTGGGCTTCCCCGCCGGGTGATTGGGGTCAGCAATCCACAGACCGTCCATAGGTCCGCCATTGTCGCTGTCACGGTGATGCCAGTAATCCGTGTTGCAGTACAGCACCACCTTGTGACCGGGCGCCTTGGCCTTCACACGCGATATGAACGCGTCCCGCTCAGCTTGGCTCACGCCACTGGTTTCCCAGTCAAACGCGAGGATATCGCCAGCGCGCAAGTCAAGCTTGCTAAGGAAGTAATCGGCCTCAGCAGCCCCGCCATTCTTGCCGAAATGGTAGTGACCCACGACGAGACCAGCGGAGCGAGAGTGCGCCACCTGCGCCCGGTATCGCGGGTTTACGTAGCCAGTGCCTTCGGTTGCCTTGACGAACGCGAAAGCCAGGCCCTTGGTATCGAACGTTGCCGACTGATAGCCGGAAACGTCTACGCCGGTTACTGCCATGTGTGACTCCTTAGTTGCCTATCCACAGCACGCGCATGCTTGACGTAAACATGGCGCTGGCGCCGCTTCCGGCGTTGGTGTTGAAGTTGGTACCGGCGGAGGTGGCCGTGTGCTCGACCTGCACCTCAAAGTAATCACCAACGGCAGCCGTACAAAAGGCCATGGTTTGCTGATTGGCAAGAACTACCTGGCTAGGGTCAAGCGAATTCGCCGACCCGAGCACAGAGGCGCCATTCTGCGTAATTTGGATTCGCCGGTCACCGGTCGCGCTTGCCGTCCATGCCACGCTGCCGAACACTTGATAAGTGCCAGCAAGCTGGACCGTATAGCGGGAAGTGTTCGTGGTGGTCGAGTGTCCGCCGTAGTTATCGACGGTTTCCGAGTCAATGAGGAGCGGCACCCAGTTATTACCGCCGTTAATGGGCTGGGCCACGGACTGATAGCCAGAGAACATGGGGACGCCAGCAAAGAACGCGTTTGAGTCGCGCACCTGGGCATTCCACAGTGCTGACGTCAGAAAGTTGCCTGGTGCCGCTGTATATGACGTGGGGGCTGCAAGACCCATTGAACCTCCCTAGTAGGCAAATGCGATGCTGTCGAAACTTGAAAGCGTGTCCCAAGTTGCTGCGTTGGTCACGCCAGCCGGAAGCGCCTCGCCGACGGTGTCACCGTTGGAATGCGCGTGTGGCATGGTCGCGGTAAACGTGATAGTTCCCGTGGTCCAATTGGTTCCGGTGTTAGACACAGACTGGACAGTCATGGTGTCCGGCGTGGCGCCACCTTGCCCCACCACCAGCACTTGACCCGGAGTGATCAGCGCCGACAGAGGGTTTACCGCGTCGAATGCAGGCGCGTGCACCGTTATGGAGTTGGCACCCGCTGAAGATGCAGCGCTAAGCGTCGTCCGCCATGCCGCGAAGGCTGCGTAGGGCTGTGCGTCGATGGGGCTGCACTGGAGCGTTACGGTGGCGTCACCCTTGTCTGACACCCCCCATTGCACCTGCTCAACGAACGCGTCAATCTGAATCGCTGGAGCGCCAATGGGGCGCCGCATGATCCGAACACGGGTGCCCAGCTCCAGCGAGAGACACGCGGGCCACAGCGCCGGATTGGCAGCCGGGTGCAGCACCAGCGTGGACACGCGCGGTAGGGGGTTCTTATACCTGCTGAGCAGGTAGTTGGAAGCATCCTGACACTCGAACGCGTCCGTGCTGTCAATATCCCGTGTCATGGTGCGCGGGAAATAGTTGGTCTGCGAGGTGGCGTCAGCGGCAGTGAATGTCTGGCCGGTGCTTTTCTGCGTAACGGTCACCAGGTTGGCTAGGTGCGTCGGGTCGTAGTCCAGCTCAACCACTTCATACGGCAATTCGCCAAGGTCCGTGCGCTCACCAAAGGTGAAAGCGGGAACCGTGGCGTTATACCTCGCGCTGCGTGACTTGAACGTGACGACTCCAGCGCGGTCAACGTAGTGCTCACCATTCTCGGTGGTGACTACGTCGTTAAGCGCGCTCAGCGCGTCCGTGCCATCTGAAACCATGGGCCCCATGCTGGTGGTCATGCCGGGCTGAATGCTGCTGGGCCCGTTGTAACCGGCGTAGGTCAGAATGCGCGCGTAACGCTCATCCGTCGAGTCACCGGAAAATGCATTCTTCCACGCACCATAAATGGCGCTGAAGTCGCTGCCGCCAAGGAACGTGGGAAATTCCATTGCATAGGAAATGTCACCCTTGAAATTCCACGCAGTTCCGTTACCAACAGTGGAGTCAACCCAGTTGCCGACGGAGTCACCAACAATGCCGGTGGGGTTGATTGCCCCTTGGGCGCTCCAGTAGGACGAAACTCCGTCACACGTTGCCCACACTTCACCCGTGGCTGCATTGCAGGCAACACCGCCAAGATGCCAGTCACCATCCGCCACGTTGATGCCGACACCACCAGAGAGCGGTGTGTATGCCTGAATGTTCCCGGAGGGCCCACCCATGCCGACAGAGAATGTGCCGTTGGACTGAATCGTGAACCGGATGGTTGAACCGGAGGGGTTGCCATTGGCGCGCTGCTTATCAAACGACGTCCACACATAGGCGGCAGATGCCGGATTGCCGGACCCGGTGTACCTAAAGGCAATCATCCGCGCCCACGTGTTGGGTACCTCCGGCCCATGAATACCGGCAGCCGCAAGGTTGAGGAATGATGCCCCACCAAGCAGGTTGGTCCCTGGGTTGGCATTGCTGATACGCACCACGGTGCCCGTAGCGCCGGTATAGGCGCCTCCGGCGTCAGTAGACGTGACGGACACACCACCGACTAGCGAGCCAGCGCCGTACTTACCCTTGGCGACTGGCACAGCCGGATTGTTGCCAGTGGAGTCGGTGAACGTGCCGGAGCCTGCCGGGTCCCCCAGGGTGTAAAGGAAAGTGGGGTTCCGCCGGTAAATCTCTTCCGTGAGCGGGTCGCGCAACTGTCGCTGAGAGAGCAGCGCAAAAGCGTCCACGGTCGTCGGACTCACCAGGCCGTACGTGGATTCAAGGTCCCAGCTCTGCGGCCAGCGCTCAACGAAACCGGAGTAGACCGGATACCAAGTGCCCGGAGAAATGAAGGCACTTGCAACGCTGCCCCTTTCCAACTGCCAGCCGTCGACTTGAACGGAGCAGGTAGCGGCGGCAGTTGTGGCCACGGCAACGCCAACATCCATGCCATACGGACTAGTTGGCGCCGTGGCAGTCACGGTGACAGTCGTCCAAGGTGCCGTGGCCGAACCTGCCAGCGTCACAGTGGTGCCGTAGACGCTGGTGATCGGAGCCCCCGGCGGAGGCGGACCGTACCAACCAATGACCGGTTTCACGTCCAGCGAGGTGGCCGGAGTGATGTTCCGCACCCGCATGGTCATGGTGTAAGTCTGGAGCGGCAACACAGCAGGCTGCGGAGTGTGCGCAATACGCGTGGCCACAGCCGTGGCGGATGGCACGTTGAACTGAAGCACGTTGGCACCGTTGTACGCCGTGCCGCTGGCAACAATCTGCCCACCGGTGCCGTCTGTGTTGCTCAAGATGTCTTGTCCGGCGCTGCCAGCGTCCAGCGTACCCACGGGTGAGCCGTCGCCACCGTTGGCGATTACAGGCGCCAGCAGGTTGGCGGTAGGTGGCCACTGTGCGCGCATGCGAAACGGCTGATAGGGCCAGATGTGGCCTGCGTACGGACCGGCCCCGTTGTTGGGGTCCAGCGCGCCATCTGTGTTGCTCAGCGCAAGCTGAAGCGTGCCAGCCTGTACCTGGTCAAGCTCGTACTGTCGCCCGCGCGACGTGCCCGCACTTCCGTGGGTCCGTGGCGTCACGTTGACGTACCGGTCTATCGGCGAGTCACCGGCGTTGGCATTCCACAGTGCGCCCCAACCGTATTCCATTTGCGGGAAATTTGGATTCAGAGCCATAGCTCACCCCTTCCATACATAGGGGGCACAAACGCACCCCAGGGGCAGCATGCGAATTCACACACTGCCCCTAGGGTCTTGCCTAGCGTCGGTACGGTGCCCAGGTGTTCGAGTTGCGCGAGCCAAGGCGCAGCATTTCGCGCTGCACCGTGTCGCGTAGGTCACGCTCCGCCAACACGCTGCCCTCAACATGGATGTTCACAACCACAGTGTTGCCGCTCCCGCCAGCCGTACCGCTCAGTCGGGGAACCTTGGTGCCCCGGACCACAGCGTCCGACATGCGATGCGCGGAGCGCTCAACGTTCCCGTGACCGGAGTCAATACCGTTCACGAGACCAGCGGATACAAACTGTCCAATTTCGTGGAACAAACGCGAGGGGCTGTGAATGCCAAGCGCGTGCTTGATTGCCTTTTCCATGCTCTTGGCAATCTTCAGCATTTGCTTGTCAATGGCCTTTTCTTGGGACTGAAGCCCCTTGATAAGACCCTTGGCGGCATTCATGCCAGCGCCGTACATGCCGTCCGCCACGGTGGCGCCAGTGGCGTTGGCTGCACTCCCCAACTGCGTCTGCAACTGATTGAGTTGCCGTATTTGGTCGGGGCTCGCTGTGATCAGAGCTTGCGCCGTGTCGCCACCACCAGAAACACCAGCGTCGGCAATCTGCTTGACCAGGTCAGAGCGGAGCCCACGCTTACGCAGCGCGTCAAGGTTGGCCGCAAACTCCGTGGCTGCCTGTACCTGCTGCTGCATGTTATCCACCACAGTGGCAGCGTCCAGCGAGAGCCCATCAGTCTGGCTCTGAGTGATGATGCTGGCGCCCTGCATGATGTTGTTGGCAACATCCTTTTGGGTCGCTGCCCATTCCTTTGCAATGCTCTTGAGGTGGTCTTGCGCCGACTTCAACCGCTTGGCGATTCCCTCGCGCTGGGTAGCCAGCCGCTCCAGCTGTGTACCCTCGCGTTTCACCATGCTCTCAAGGTGCGTGATCGCTGCCTCATGGGACTTAATCCATCCCTTGTGGCCCTTTCCAGCCTTCGTGCCGAGCATGTCCGCGAGCCGGTTCCGAGCCTGTATCAGCTCAGTCTCAGTCTTCCTAATCGCACCCTTCACATGAGTGAGCGAGCCGGTAAGTCCGTCCACCAAGCCCTGGTTTACCCATATGCCAAGCTGCCGGAATACCTTGCTTGGGGACGCAATGCCCAGCGCGCTAGAGAAACTGCTCACCATGCCGGTAGCGGTTTCCCGCACAGCGGCGTGCGCATGGCTGGCGTGCGCTCTGACGCCCTCAGCGACACCGAGGGGAATCCACTTACCCACCTGGTCCCGGAACGCGCGCGAGGGGCTCTTGATGCCGATCGCGTGCTTAGCAGCGGTAAGTGCGTCGTTAGCCAGACCCCCAACCTTGTCCATAAGGCTACTCGCCGCGTTTGTGATGCCGGTAACGATGCCGTCAACGACTGCCTTACCGATGGTCGCAAACTTGGTGCCGATGTTCTTTACAGCGGTCCACGCATCATCCAATTTCTTGGATATCGCGTCCTTTATTTGGCCCATCGTTTTGGTGATGGTGTGCCAGGCGCCCGTGATCGGGTCAATCATTGACTTTTTGATCTCAAGCCACGTGATCAACGCTACGGCCTTTAGGTCAGACCACTTGCCACTCAGGTAGCTCGATACGCTGTCCCAAATGCTGACTAGCTTGTGCCAGACGCCCATGATCGGGTCGACAATGTTCCGCTGGACGGATGACCAAACCGACTTTGCCACAGACTTTATGCCGTGCCATGTGCCGACCAGGAAGCCAGAGACAGTGGACCAGACCGACTTGACCTTGTTCCATACCGTCGTGTGGAAGTGATTCCACAGGTATATAAGCCCGACTAGCCAGGGCGCGAAAATGAGCAGCAGTAGGGGCCACCACTTTTTGAAGAACCCGGCGATGGCGTTCCACACTGTTGATGTGGCGTTAGCTACCCAGTTCCAAGCCTTGACGATCGGGTCAGTGACCGTGTGCCAGGCCGAGGAAAAGAAGTTGGCCACGGAGTGCCACGCTGTCTTTAGGCCGCCCTCAATGGAGTGCCATACACCCAGCGTCTTGTTCTCTAGCCAATGCCAGGCATCCCCGAGCCCCTGCACGACCGTGTGCCAGGCGCCGGATAGCCACGCTGAAACTGACTTCCAGTGCGTGAACAGGAGCGCAATCGCCGCGCCCAGCGCCATCACGCCGAGAACGATGTACGTGACAGGGTTGGCGAGCATCGCCGCTGTAAACGTCCACGCTGCACCTGCCGCCGCGTAAAGCCCGTAGGTCAGCACACCGCCAATGGCGCCACCCACCGCAATGAGTACGTCTTTGTGCTTTGTCAGCCACCCCACGCCGTCGACCAGGGCCCCGACAAACTGCGTGAACGCCGGAAGAAGGGACTGGCCTATTTTGATGCCGATGGCCTCAGCGGTGCCCTTGAATTCGGCCATGCGCTGATTGAACGTCTTCTGAACGTCCGACCAGCCCTCAATGTTCTTGCCGCCGTCCTTGACGTGCTTACCGATGCCGTCAACGTTCTTCTTGAACGTGTCCATGTGCTGGCCCGTAAGCATCAGGGCGCCCATCATGGATTTAGTACCACCGACCATGGTGGACAGCGCGCCGATATACGTCTTCTTCGAGCCGCTGGCCTTGTTGAGCGCGCCTTCAAAGTCCTTGCTGCTCTTCGATGCCTTTTCCAGCGTCTTAATGAAGACGTCCCCGCCGGGGCCCATCTTGTTCTTGATGGCATCCGTAAGGGTGTTCAGCGTCGCCGCGAGACCCTTCGAGCCCAGCTCCTTAGAAACGGCGTTGGCGTTGAGCCCCAGCCCCTTCATGGTGGTCGCTGCCTTGGCCGAGGGGTTGGACAACTGCCCGATCGTCTGCCGCAGATACGTTGCCGACACGCGCGCATCCGTGCCCTGTGAAGTCATCGTGGCCATGGCCCCGAGCACTTCGTTTAGCTTCACGTGCGCAGCAGCGGCCACAGGGAGAATGCCGGACATAGAGCCCGCGAGCGCTTCAAGGTTGGTCTTACCCTCGGCCTCAGTGCCAACCAGCGCGTTCATCACGTCGGTCGTGTTCTGCGTGTTGGTGGCCACATTGGAGCTTTGCAGGTTGTAGGCGTTCATTGCCGTGGTCACAGCGTCGGTAACCGTGGCCAGGTCAGCGGCACCAACCTTGGCACCCTGCGCACTTATGCGAAGCACGTCAAGGGCTTTCTGGCCGTGGAAACCCGCTGATTCGACCATGTACAAGCCTGCGGTGAGATCCTTAGTCGACTCACCAACCTTGCCCGCCATCGCCAGCACGCCATCACCAACGAGTTTCATATTCTGCGCCGACTCGCCAGCACCAGTGCGCACGCGTGTCATCTGAGTCTGAAAATCAGCGGCCATGTGGGCGGTTTTCACCGCAGCGACAGCAGCAGCAACACCAACACCAAGCAGCGCAGCCTTGGACACGGCGCCCAGTTTGGCCATGCTCTTGCCGCCCTGGCGTTCCACGGTGGCTAGCTCAGTCTTGACACCCCTGGCCGTGGTCATAAAGCCAGTAGAGCGACCTAGAAACTCGATAAATACGGGAGGCAGAGCACCCATAGCGAAGCTACCTCCCTAGAATTTCTTTCCGTTTACGGCTGCCGCCCAAGCGCCCTCGAAATAACCACGAACCTTGGGGGATGCCTTGTCCACCCCTGGTTTGAAGTACGGGTACCGGGCTTCAATTTCTGCTTTGTAGCGGTTTTGGTATCCGCCCCGCCCGCCAGCCATAACGACTTGCGACCATTCCCCCGTGCCTCCGCGACGAGCCTTTTTGCTCTTGCGGATGGACTGATATAGCTCACCGGTTAGCTGACCTGGTCCGCCAGACCGGGGGATGTGGTTAGGCTTGCGACCGAGACTGAAAGCAGGCGAGCCCGACTCAGGGTCGTCGCCCTTGCTAGCCCAGCGAGGGGCGCCACGCATGCCGCCCTTAATTCGTCGCTTCGTGTACGCGGTTGCCTTGCCCAGCGCCACGCGGGTTGCCTCGTCCGAAGCAAGCTGCATCTTTTCAAGGGCGGTGCGAACTTCACCAACACCCTTGACCACTGCCATGAATTCATCAGCCATTGGCGGCACGCTCCTCAACTATCTTGCGCGCCTTGCCAACGGCGTCGTCTACGGCGAGTAGCCAATCCAGGGTTACAGCGGATTCTGCGTCGAGTTCGGACGGGCGACAGCGCAGCAATGTGCACAGGCGCCACGTCCGATACTCCTCTGACGGGATTTCGTCCGCTGAGTAGTTGCTCCCTGCCCCGTTGTGGGAAAGAGCCTCCGTTAGGCGACGGAGGCTTCGGTAGGGGACGCCGGGTCCGGGCTCGGCTCGAAGTCAGGGTTTAGCTGGCCGAGGTACGGCGAAACAGCCTTACGCAGCGCGTCAAGGTCACGCCCGGGGAGATCCTGCACCGCATCAACGTTCACCGCGAAGCCGTAGGACCAACCGGCGACGAGCGCCACAACAAGGGAGTCGTTCAGCTCTTCGAGTAGGTCAAAGGCTTCGCCCATGCCCGCCGCGATACGTAGCTGCTGCTCAGGCGATAGCTCCGCGCCGTCGCCCTGCGCCTGCGCCTCAGCAACGGCCGAAGTGAACGCAGGTAGGCCAGCGAGCTTCGTCTGAATGCGCTTGATGGGCCTGCGCTGGCGCTCGGTTACGTCGGCAACTTCGCGAAGATCAGCGGTCGCGCCAGAGGGGAGAGTCAGGTGGATCATTAGTTGTACGTCCCGGAGGTCACGGCGTTCTGAACGGTCACCTTGATCGGCGAATACCCGCCCGACGCGCCAATGTCGGTGGTGTTGGCAAGGGCCGTCCACGTGATCGGCACCTCTATGTAGTCCTTGCCGCGCGTGATATCAGCGGCAGAAATGCTGCACTTAGTCATGTGCAACTTGAGCTGAACGGCCGCAGCGCCAGCACCAGCCGAGAAAGTGAAGTCAATCGCAGGCTTTACCGTGGTGAGGTACTGCGTAAGCGCCGTGTCATCTTCCATGATGAGCGTGGCCTTACCGTCGACCTGCACGGGCCCGCTCCACAGGGTGGAAGGCGCCTGCGTACCGTCGACCGGGTTAATCACGGTGACCGGGCGCTTAATGGTGACCTCGCCATCGAGCACACCCGCCTGAGTAACGGCCGCAATCTGCACGACACCGGTCCAGCCAACCAGCGGAGGAATGGCCGTAAAGGACGTGGTCGGCGCGGACGCAGTGACAGACCCGAAAGTCGTAGTCTTCGCGCTGTACGTCAGCAGGCCATCGGCAGTGAACTTGAAACCAAGCTCCGAAAACTTCGCGCTGGGGTACTGCCGGTTACCGGCAACGTAGTTGTCGTTGAGGGTGTACGTCTTCGGCTGGCCCGAGCCCGTGTTCAGAACCGAGAAAGTGTGAGTGAACGGGGCAGACGCGCCGGACGTGACGACATCACCAAGCACACCCGCCAGCGGGAAACCGATCGTGTCCGGGAAAACGTCCCCGTCGAAATCCAGCGAGCCGCTTAGGACACCCGCCACCTGGTCGTAGACCTCGACGAGCGAGCCGCGATAGCCCTTGTCGTCGAGTAGCTGCTGATTGTCCTTCGGCGTAATGGTCGTGACCGGGATGTACTGCGTAGACGCAACGGGCGTACCGGGCGTGGTTTCCTTGGCAATACCGAGGAATGAAAGAGCTGTTGCCTTGGGCATTAGTTGCCAACCTCCGGAATATCAGCGGGCTCAGGGTCGGGGGCGCTGTCAGAGACAGGCAGGGGAGTGGGGGCGCCTTCGGCAGGTGCGAAACGGCCGTCCCCGGGGTCAGCGTCGAGCGTCACTCGGTCACCCGGGCGGACGTCCAGCGCAAGCGACGGATAATAGCGCTCGTCGTCGCCGCTGTATGTGAATTCAGGCATGTGTCAGATCCTCGTAACGCATTCGATTTCGACAGTCACACACGCGCGCTTACCGCCGTGTTCGCTGTCCCACTCGACCTCGGCCGTATCGCCAGTCGGGGCGCTTTTGATGACGTGGCCGCCCAGCGTGATATCCGATCGCACGATTGCAATGACGGCGTTGGCTAGGTCCATGGCCCGCGAGTAGGCCACCTGCCCGCTGTCACTGCCCCGGAACACATCGACTACGACAGCGACGGAATACGACTCGTCGAGCCAACCGGCGCCACCCCCACCAACCATCGAAGCAACGTTCAGATGCCTGCGCACCTGGCCGATAGCCACAATGTCATCAGGTTCGTTCGGCCCCGGTTGGTCAAAGCACACAAGCAACGACGCGCGGACATTGTTTGGGTCGGGCGCGAGCCCAGCGGTGCACTGGTCATAAAGCCACTGTCGGACCGCTGGCGCTGTGCTGGAAGGGATGCTCATGCGATACCCGGCCCCCTGTAGTAGGCCTGCCAGAGTTCGAGGACGCGCGAGGGAATCGCGAAGCCCGTGTGGACAATGGCTTCGCCACCGTCATAGGCGCCAGAGTTGAATTTCGGCCGTCCGCCACCCTGTTGCGTCATCTGCCACAGGTGCCGGATTAGCTCAAGTACGCCCAGGCGCACGGTCCAAGGCACCGCACCAGCGCGCCCCGCCGTGTACACGACCTTGATGTTCTTCGCGCCGAAGGCAAACGTTGCAGCCTCGCCCCCGAACGTGCGGCGCGTGATCTGCCCCGTGTTGTAGTCCACGGTGAAACCGAATGCGTTCACCTGCCCGCTTAGCGGCTGTTCAGTCAGCGGAAAGGCGGAAAGCCCGTAGTACTCCGTGATGCTCAGCACGCTCGAAACAGGCGTGAACGCTGGCACGATCTGTGAAACCCCGCCGTCGAAATACTCCGTGTGGGATTCCGGGATGAACGGGCCGCAATGGTTCCGGGCAATCTCTGCCGCAGCGAGGATGAAGCCTTGTAGCTCGTCATCCTGGCGCGTGTCGTTGGGCGGGATGTTCAGATGGGCCTTGACGCTGGGCAGGTCGACGAGCTGTTCGACGCCGAGGGGGCGCACCTGAAACTGAGTCTCTGACGACCAGGCAACGCCCGTGCCGGTAGCAGTCCAGCGGGCAAGCCAGACACCGCTAACGCTGACAGACGGCACGACGGCCGTGTACGCCCCGCTGACGGGCCCTGAGGGGGTGGGGTGGGTAATCCCCCCAGACGGGTCTGTGACGGTCACAGAGACGCTCACAGCGCCCTGCACGGGGTTGCCGCTGTCATCGAGCGGGTTAGCTGTTAGCGCTACATCCTGACCCGTGAAGTAGATCAGCGGCATGTCAACCCCTACTCAGTTGGAGTGGGCGCCTTCGCTGCCCTCTTCGGCTTGCTCGCCAGCGCATCGGCCGTAGCTGCCTTGGCTTCGTCGTACAGGGCGCGCACAGTGTCGCTGAGACCCTCCGGGGCGACCTTGTCTAGCTCACCCGAGACCCAAGCGAGCTGTTCGCGCACGACGGCTTCACGCACCTTGTCAGCGGCCCGTAGGCACCCTTCTAGCTCGTCGACCAGGCCACGCGCGTAGTTGATGGGATTCATGAATTCCTCTCAGCCAAACGGCGGGGGCCACCACATACGGATATCCGTAGGTGCCAACCCCCACCGCTACGGGGTCACTGGACTAGAAGGACGGAGTCACCAGGGCGGTACCGTCGACGACCGAAATCGACTTCGGGTAACGCGCAGGCTGGAACGACATGTAGTTGTACAGCCGCACGAACACGCTGAGCTGGTTGGCGTACGTCTGCGGGAAGGCTTCCGCCTTGACGTTGCCCTCCCAAGCCATCAGGTCAGCCATGCGAGCAACGATGATGCGGTCCTGGTTAGTGCCAGCGCCAACGTTGGTCGGAATCAGAGCGTCAACGTAAACCGGCAGACCCTGAATCGTGCCGACGTAACCCTGAGAGTTAACGCCATCCTGGTTAGCCAGCGCGTTCATCGGAGCGTTCGCCGAAGGAACAACCAGCGGGCGACCCGTGGTGTCAGACGCAGCAAGCAGCGCAGCCCACCGACGCGGGTGCATGATGATCGTGTCCGGCGGAAGGAACCGGTTCGTGTGAACCTGCTGAATGGCGTTGGCAACAGCCGCGTACATACCGGCCGTGGTCGCAGCGTTCGTCGAAACCGCGTTGGTGCCCGACAGAGTGAAAATGCCGGTCGGGTTACCACCGGAACCAGAGCCGCTCAGAATCAGGGTGTTGTACTGAGTGGCGTACGCCGCAGCAAGGTCAGCAAGGATGACGTCGTCCACGTTCAGCGGCGACTGCTCTAGGAGCTGAAGCGAAACGGTCTGGCCACCGGCGATGGTCGTCACGGTGGACGAAATCGACGTAGTGGCTAGGTCAGTCTGCTGCACCGCAGTATTCTGCGTGCCCTGCACCGCAACGGCAGTACCCGTGTTCACCTTCGGCACGTTGATCGAGTCGGTACCCGCAGGAAGCGCGCTGGTCGGGACCAGGTTGCCGGTAATGCGACCAGCGCGAGCCAGGCGGACGAACTCCTTCTCCAGCCACAGGGGCGGAACGAACTCGCCACCGGCGCCGTTTACCGTGGTCAGCGCACGCTGCTCGGTCGCACGGCCCTTGTTGTTGCGCTGTAGTCGGTCCATGGCGGAAGCGTCGCCATTCTGGCGCGCATTCCACATGTCACGGAAGTACGACTGGCCGTTCAGACCGGAACGGTAGATCTCAGGCTCGGAAACGACCTGAACACCCGAAGGCTTCGGCGCATAGCGCTTAGCCATGTCCGCCGCAGCGTCGTCGGCGCGAACCTGCGCGTCTAGCTCGGAAACCCGCTCGTCGAGCGAACGAATCTCGGCTTCGCCCTTGTCGAACTCGGCGCGCTGCTCGTCGGTCATGCCGCCCTCAGCGGAGCGAGCCTCGCCCAGTAGGGCATCTAGCTTCGTGCGCTCGGCGCTGCGCTTGGCAACCAGGTCAGAAATAAGGGAACGCTTGTCCATTAGGGACCTTTCCTAGGTTCGATTCTTGGGGAATCGCCCACCACTTGCGTTAGGTGGTGGCCTAGGTGGTGCCCCTTGTTGCGCGGGGTCCGGCGTAGGCACCGGCGTAAACCGGGCGGGCAGCGAAGGGCACATACGGATATCCGTAGGTGCTCCGACGCGAGAGTTAGAGACTCAGGGCGCGCAAGCGCGCTTCGTACAGCGAGAGATCCGCAGGGGCAATCACAGGCTCAGGCGGGGCGGGGGAGTCACTCACGGACCGCAGCAGCGCTTCCAGTTGATCCCGCGTGATCGTGCCATCAGTCAGCGCGCTACGCAGCGAGGTAAGCCCCTGAGTGTGCGGGTTGGCGCCATAGTTCACGATGCTGACGTCACCCTTGTTGAGGTTCACCTCAGTGATATCGCGCTGCGTCCAATCCGGCGACCACTCCTGACGAGTCACGCGGAAAGCGAAGCTCATCTCGTCAAGGTCGCCCCGCTCCATCGCTGAGCGAATGTCGCGCACCTGCCCGTTGCCGGGGTCTAGGTCAGCCTCAACGTGCAGGCCCGTAGAGTCTTCCGACAGTCGCATGGTCCCGGACTTAGTCCGCGCCAGCGTCATACCGTCATGGTTCAGCTTGAACGGGACGTCAGCGCCCTCGGCCAACGTCTTGCTGAACGCACCGCGCCGGACGACCTCTGTGTAGTCGCCTAGGAAGTCCTGCATCTCATACGGGGTTTCCGTGACGCTGGCGTACCCAGTGAAACGAAGCGTGCCGTTAGGTGCCTCGCGCAGCTCCATGCCCTCAAAGGGGCGCCTACGATCCTCGCGGACATTGCGCCGCGAGTCACGGCTTGAAAAATCGGTCATTAGAGGACTGCTCCCAACGCGTCAGCTTTCTGCGCACTCGGTGAAGCGCCGTTGTCCTTAGTGAGGCTCGGCGTGGATGAATTCAGCGGAGCCGCGATATCGTCGCCACCGTCCACGGGCCCGTAATTCTCAAGGGCGCGGATTTCGTTGGTGGTGAGGATTCCGGCCGAACGGGCAGCGGAGTACACCGCATACCGGCCCGCTGTATCAGTGCGTAGCAGCGCGTCAGCATTGAAACGGGCGCTTTGCGGGCGGGGAAGCATGGTCGACCAGGCGTCTTCAAAACGACCCAGCCAGGCAGACAGCGAATAGGCGAGAAAGCCTAGGCCCATCTGTTCAATGCCCGTGCCCCACGACGTGGTTTTGTCGACCTGGCCCAGCATGTGCGGCGGGATGCCGAACAACATGGCAATGTCGAGATTCTGCGCAGCGCGCGTGCCGAGGAACTGCGCATCTTCCGGCGTGACGCTGATTGGCTTCCACTTAGCTCCACCAGTCAGCACACCAACCGTGTGGGAATTCTTCAACCCGCTATGCGAGGCTGAGAAATTCTCCTTAATGGTGCGCGCGCGATCCTTGTCTAGGTCCGCCTCAATCTCGACGACACCCGTCATGTGGGCGCCTTCGCCGAAGAACCGTGCGCCGAACTCCTCAGCGGCAAGGCCTAGACCGATGGCCTGCCGTGCGTAGCTGATGACGCTTAGGCCCGTGGGGGACTCGGGGAAGCCCATACCCATGATGTGGACAATGTCGCCAGCGTCGGGCACGGGCTTACGGTCAATCGCGTACTTCCGGCGCCCGCTCCCGTCAAACTCACAGTCAACGCGATCGGGGTGAATGACCATCAGGCGCGTGGGGCGACCGTAGCTGTCCTTCGATAGCACCAGGCAGTAGGCGTTCCCGCGCAGCAGCAGCGAGACCATCATCTGTACGAAGCCCTGGCGCCGCGTAGGCAGACCGGGCGTAGCACCTCCGCCAAACGGGTCAGCAACGATCGCAGGCGGGGGCTCAACAGTCTTCCGCAGTTCGCCGTCAGCCTTGACGGAATCGAAGGGCAGGCCGCTGACAGCATCGGACAACAGGCGGACACAGGCAGACACAGCGAGTAGCTGCATGGCCGTTTCATCGTTGACGGCAACGCCAGCGGACGTGTACGCGGCGAGACTGCCATTACTGGGGATGGACCACGGGTCACCGGCGCCAGAAGGGGCGTAAAAGCGGGTCTCTCGAATGGCCCTACCGGCTCTGCGAGCTAGGCTCACTTGTCCACCACCACAGCGCTAATGACGATAAGGCCAACGCCAGCCAGCGCCAGACCCAGAATCGTGTTGAATGCCCAACCAGCGCCGACCAGGCACCCAATGCCAGTGACGTCAGCAATTTCGCCTATCAGGCGCCGCCTGAACTTCATATGTCCGTCCTTATAGATCCGCCCAACTAAAGAACTGGGGTTCGGGGATAACTTCCGCCTCTTGGCAGGCTCGCTCCAGCGCCATGACAGCGGAAACGGCAAGGTCGATTTTCCGGGGCGAACCCTTAGCGTCCTTGCTCAGGCGCGAGCCGCGCGAATCCGTGCGAAGAATGCAGTTCGAGAGATGGCGCGCTAGGCGAGGGTCGCCGCTATGGGTCAGCGTCTTATTCATGACGGCTTCGTAATAGCGCTGAGTCGCCGGAACCATGCGGGCGGGGGACTGTGGGAACTCCACGATCGGGAGTCCCTCAGATTCGAGGATTTGATACGTGCGTGCCCAGCGGAACGGGTCACAGACGATTTCGCGAACCTGCCAGCGGCGGCAAGCCTTACGAATCTCGTCTTCCACATCAAAGATGGGGACTGACCAGTCTTGCCCGGCGTCCGTAGGTTTCTCCCACGCTGCCACGACGTCAATGTGGGGCTTGTCATCCTCGCCCTGCGGGCAGGTAACCACCACAAGCGCCGTTGAGTCGTTGTTGAACGAGCCATCAAAGCCTAGGACCACCTCGGTACCCGGCTCGATGCTCTCAGCGTCGCCAGCGCACTCGTCCCAAGCGCCAGCGGGTAGCCAGGCCTGCGCCGTCGATACCCATTGGTTCATCCGCTTAGTGCGGTACTCCGCTTCCGGGGTACGCAGTACGGAGGAGTGGAAGTCTTCTTCGCTGACAATGTCGTTGAAGCCCGGGTTAGCGGCAGCCCATACCGCTGGGTCCTTGTGGTCGGCACCTTCCGGCGCTCCCCACCACTCAAAGTAAAAGGCGGGGTCCTTGATTTCGCCCCGAATGATTTTCTCGCCGTACTGGTACATGCCGTAACACAGGCTGTCGCCACCAGAACTATCCGACTTCACGCCAGCGGTAGTGATGCCCACCATCATGGGTTCAACACGGGCGCCAGAGGCAAGGCTCATGACGTCCCACAGCTCACGGGTAGGTTGCGCGTGGACTTCATCGGCAATCGTCAGGTGAGGGTTAAGCCCCTCCTTCGTGAACGCCTCCGCAGACAGCACGCGATACACAGACCCGGTCGCCGGTAGCTCCACAGCGTCCCGGTACACGCGGAAGCTGTTCGCCATCTCTGGCGCCATCTCAATCATTTTCTTGGCCGTGCCGAAAACGATGCGCGCTTGTTCCTTGTCAGCGGCGATGGAGTAGACCTCACCACCACGGGGACCGGACACCAGGCCAAAGATAGCCAAGGCTGCGCCGACAGCGCTCTTGCCGTTCTTACGGGGCATGCCCACAAGTGCCTGGCGATGCTTGTAACGGCCGTCAGGGCGCCGTGCGAGCAACCGACCGAACAGTTGGCGCTGCCAGTCCCGGAAGACAAGCAGTTCGCCGCTGGACCCGCCGACAGAGTCTTTGGTGATCCGCAGGAACGACTCAGAGAAGTCGACGAAGTCTCCTCCGTCGCCCCGCTTAACGTCCGCCTTCGTGACCGGGGTCAGCAGATAGGGCGCGCTGCCCACTAGGCCACCTCCGGATATCCGTATGTGCTAAGCCCCCGCCTTTTTGGCTAGGAAGTCTTCAAATGCGTTCCGCGCCTTCACCTCAGCGAGCCCCATACGCGTGCGATCGGTAGGCGTCAGGCCCAGCGCGCCGAATAGCTTGGCAATCTCAGTCTCAATGGTGCTGAGCATGCCGACCAGGGGATTGGGATAGGCATAAGCCTTGTCCGTGAAGAGCACCATTTCGCTGTGATCTAGCTGTGCTTTCATCTGCGCGCGTCGGTCGACCTTTTCGCAGAGCAACTCCAGCGTCGGGCGGTCCGTCTCCGCGAGCCAGGCAGCACCAGTGACAATGCGTGAGTAAAGCTCAGCGCCGGACGGGCCCAAATGCGCAGGGGCAGCCATGGCGACCGGTGCAGCATCGTGGACTGAGGCGGGGTCAGGCAACGGGCGGGCGCCAGGATTTCCCAGTTTTCGCTTACGCTCAGCGGGGACCGGGGGACGGCCAACGGCCATGCGCTTTACCCCCCTGCCGGACGTGAATTCCGCTCTATTTAGCGGTTCTAGAGCGTTTTTGGGCTAGACCCCCGGGGTCAGAATTTCGCAGCGATGCGCAGGGCCATGGGAGCCGGGTCTTTTGGGTATGCACCGCTATAGATTGACCTGCCCCCCTATGGCATACATGTCCGAATTGGCACGGTTCCCAAGGGTGGCTGGCACACAACACAGCGAGGCAGGGCCCAGCGCTAGCACCTACAAAGCGTCACGCTTGCGCGAGTTGCAGGCCCGACACAGCACACGTAGGTTGCTGCGCTCATGCGTGCCACCGTGGGCAAGCGGGATGATGTGGTCCACAGTCAGATCGTGGGTCCTGTGATCAGGCACCCCGTAACCAGGACACCAGCCACCATGCCTTGCCCTGTGCTCTGTCACTACCTGCTTAGCCACTACTCGGTAGGCACTGGTGTACCCACGCTGGCTAGCGCTACCACGCTGCCTGTCACGCTCTGCCATGTACTTGGCTTGGCATGCAGCACAGCGAGAAGGGTTGGTAGTCAGACGCCTACACACCAGGCAGGGACGCTTAGCCATGGGCCTACTGCCACCCTGCCGGTAGCTCCTGCACAGGCTCAGGCACAGCCACAGGGGCAGGCTCAGGGGTGCAGGTGCAGTCAGGCAGGGCAGGGCTAGCAGGGCCAGCACATAGGGCCTGGTGTACTAGGGCGCCTAGATCAGCGGAAATAGCATGTGATCCGCAGGCATATACGGCGACCGTGGTATTAGTGGCGTCCGCGCTATCGCCGCCGTGCTCAGCAGGAATCGCCGCTAGCTCAGCATCGCTAGGGCGCCTTACCCAGACCACAAGCGCAGTGCTGCCGCATGCTCCGCAGGCTGGCATTAGCTACGCTCCAATCAGGTTGGCAAGGTCGCCAGGGGCAACATCGCCCGGAATTCGCCCGGGGAAAAGCTCAAAGCCAGCGCGCCGATAACACTCATCGACGAACTGACTACAAATCATGTGGCCGCTATCGCGCACAAATCGTTCCAGCGTGGCAACGCCAAGCAGTCGACGGGCACCAATGGCCGCGTAATCCGCGAAGCTGTACGGGGTGCCAATCAGGTACGTCGCTGCGCCCAGAATGGCAGCGCGCTGAATAGGGGCCAGCGGGAAGGACGAGTACGCTACGCGGCTGTGGTCGCTCACGGCGTCACTCAGCAGCATGCGCTTAGCTCCGCCCGGTTGGGCCTGAATCACTTCGCCGTCGCCGAGGTAGATGAACGCGTGCGTGAAATAGCTACCGGAACCGATCAGGCGTTGGCCAGCGGCCACAGCAGCGCCAGTGAGCCCGGATATCCGGCATAGGCCGAAGTCGCCAGGCTGGGGGACATGCTCGCCCAACGGGGCACCTCCGGATATCCGTATGTGGTGGCGGGCAGGCGGGATTTGAACCCCTCGTGCCTTGGCGGCACTTCAACCTAATGGGCACGTCTGCCCCTGCCCTGGTCCGATCGGACCCGTGCGGGTAACAGGATTCGAACCTGTGACTTCCTGGTCCCAAACCAGGCGCCCTAACCAACTGGACCATACCCACGCTTCGCACGTTCATGGTGTGCTAACCAGGCGCCCCGTACAGGGCTCGTCCGCTGAGAGGGATTCGAACCCCCACGCCCGAAGGCACCAGGGCCTAAGCCTGGCGTGGCTACCGTTACACCATCAGCGGTTAGCCCCAGCACCCTTGCGGGCCGTCTCACTCTTTTGACGCTGGGGAACGGTGCGCTTCGCCGTTGCACTTGCCCGGAGTACGGCCGGGACCAATCTCAGTGACTGTCGCGAAGCGAGCTGGCACGGCTGGATTCGAACCAGCAACCCCCGGATTAACAGTCCGGCGCTCTACCGATTGAGCTACACGCCATTGGCAGCGGACCAGTTCACCGCTGCATGGGGGTGGTGGCGTTTCCAGCGCTAACGCTGCCCCTTACCAAGATTTAGGGTTACTCGCCGCCCGTTTCGCAACCAGTGACTAGCTGGGCTACTTGGGGCCGGTTTCACCCACGGTGCATATCGTCGACCGGTCAAGGCCTATTGTCTGCACCTGCGTGCCGCATCCAGGATTTGAACCCAGGACTTCCCCAGTAAGCGGGGCGCTCTACCAGACTGAGCTAATGCGGCGTAGCCCTGGTGCTCAGACCGTGGGAGAGAGGCACGGGAGCACACAGGGCCGTTCATGGGTCGGGTCCGCAGTCCGCCGTGCGCTTGCATCTTGATGCGCGGGAACAACCGGCCCATACCATATAACTAGCGGGTCGGTTACCAAGCGGTGGAGTGACGAAGTGACGGTACGGAGGGCACTTCTGTAATCCCTATAGGTTTTCTTATGTGATTCTGAGAAGTAGGGGTAAAACGTCACTCCATCACTTTGGGCTGGTCAGAGGGCATGTTGATCTTGGGCGCTGAAAAAGAAACGTCACCGACCCTGCGCGCTGTAACGCCGAAGGGCGACCACCGGCACTCGCCCGTGATCGCCCCGTGACCAAACAGTGTGACCTAGGTCACTAGCTTTGCAGGTAGCGCACAGCGCGAACGGCTTGCTTCAGCCCCTCCAGCCCGCCCAGCGCCATTACGTGGCCTTCGCAGCGCATGCAGATGCCCTGCCCTTCGATGGGCCCGCCGCAGATGGCGCACTTGTCCTTGCGCATGCCCGCGCGGTAGGCCGCCTGTTTGGCTGCCAACTCTTCTAGCGGAGTCTCCGACCTGAGCTTGCGCATTGACTCCCGCCTGCGCTCGCCCTTGCCTCCGTCCCAGCATGTAACACAGGTGGCTACCGGCGCGCCCGGGGCGAACTCTCGGGTGGGCCTGGTCTCGCCGCACTTAGAGCACTCAATGGGTGGCAGGGCGTTACGTACGTGCTGCGCGGGGTCACGCACACCCAAGCGCCCCGCTTCCCTGTACAGGACCATGCAGGACCTACACCAACCGGTGGTCTCGTTCCGCACCTCGCTGTCAGCGAACTCGCTACGCGGCTTGTCGTGCTGGCAAATCGTGCAGTGAATCACTGGGAAACCCTCTCTGCGTCAAGGTCGCCGAGCATCTCGGCCAGGTCATGATCATCGCCCCCGACGGCCCATGAGACCGACACGCGCTCGCCTACCCGCTCCGCGCTGATTCGCCCCCGCCCGTTGGCGGCCAGCACTACATGCAGCCCTAGGTCCCTGAGCAAGCGGCCACGCGACCCCGGGGAGGCCTCCCACGCTTCGCCTACCGTCCTTCCAGTGGGTTCGAGTACCTCGCGTACGTCAGGGTCGTGCGCGGCCCTTAGAGCGGCGTACGTGGCTTCTAGCTCAGCGCCCAGCTCTTCGAGCGATCCGAGCATCAGCGGGCCAGCGGTAGCCATGCGCTTGGACAGACGCTTCGCTTGCTCCTCCGCTTCTGTCAGTTGGTCGCTGAGGTCGTTACCGCCTTCGAGTCGCACCACGTACTCGGCCATGCCGCCGAACCTGGTCATGAATTCGGCCTCAACTTTCTCGTCGAGCACACGGGCGTAGATGGCTACGTGCCCAGCCTTGCACCGGTAGAGCTGTTCGCCCCTGTCGCTGCGCCCGCCGTTCAGTCGCCCGTTGCAGACAGCGCACCAGGACATTCCGGCGCAGAGGTTTGCCCCGGCCCTAGGCGTCTGCTGCGCCCCAGTGGACAGCTTCGCCAGCCTGGCTTGAATCTTCTTGAATTCAGCAGCGCCGATGATCGGTTCGGCGAATTGCACGGGCGTAATTCCATCCTCGGCCACGACGAGTTGGCCATGGTGTGTGCGCTGGCCTTTCAGTGTTGGCGCTTTGAGCAACCGGCGCCATTGGGCCTCTGACACGTCGACCATTAGCGCTGTGCTCGCTACCGAGCTGTCTTCGTTGGTCAGCAGCTCGTCGATGGCCTTCCGGATTACGGCCGCTTGCTCTTCGTGGATTTCGAGATACGCGGAGCCTAGTTTCGGGTCGGTGACCGTTCGGCCTGCGCTGTCCCGAAATACGATCCGGTACCCGTACGGGGGGTTTCCGGCGCCCCATCGGCCCTGCGCTCGTCGGGTGGCTTGCCCGTCCATGATCCGCGAGGTGATCAGGTCGCGTTCCCACTCGGCCAGCGCTGCCAGGAACACGGCGACCATGCGGCCAGTAGGCGTGGTGGTGTTGATGGTGTTGTCTGTCGTGGCCAGGCGCACATTGCGAGGCTGGCCCCATGCGACCAGGCGGAGGAACTCACTCACGCTGCGCGCGTACCGGTCGAGTTTCCACGCTATGACGATCGTCTCGTTCGGCCCGTTCCGCCCTGCGGCCGTGACACGCTCTTGTACGTCGGCCATGAGCTGGGCCATGCCCTTGCGTGCTTCCAGGGCCTTCGCGCCGGACACGCCAGCATCCACGTACTCGGTGAGCACGTAGTCAGTGATCCCGTTCGCAGCCAGCCAGGCAAGGGCCGCAGCACGCTGGGTCTCGATGCTGGCGCTGCCTTCGGCGTCCCGGCTCAGGCGCAGGTACAGCGCGACGTTCAACGTTTTCTGATCCATGTACTCAAGGCTACACACGCCAGGGGTCACATGCACACCCTTGAGTACATGGACCTATCCGCGCCAGCCGTTCGGCGCTGTGACCAGGCCAGCGCCCCAAGCTACGCGGCACCGGTACAGCCACTCTTCGGCCCCTGCGGGGTCGTCCCACTCAAGAGGCACCGTGGCGCCCTGGTCGTCTTGCAGCGCACAGAAGTCGGATGCCGCTAGGTCGCGTATTCCCCAACCGCCCGGGGACCGCCTGATTACGTATCTGCGATTCATGCCCATGATCGTATCGGCGCTGTGACCCTGGTGTGACCCCTTTCCCATCCCGCAGGCCGATTCGGTAACGGGCCGGAATTTCGTACAGTCGAGCCATGGGAAAAAGCAAGGGCGCGCCCCTTCCACCTGGCGCCGTTCAGATATCGGGTTGTCTCAGTCGGCATGACTCGCTCGTCCGCTGGCACGAAACCGCACAGTTGTACACCAGGCTGCAAATGCCATTCCGAGTAGCGATCCGCACGTACGGGCAGGGGTGGGCCCTGTGGCGGGTACCTGCGCGCCCTTACTAGACACAGCAAAGCCCCGCCCAGTCGCCAGACCGATCGGGGCTAGAGTCAGAACGTGAGCCCCCGGACACCACACATGTCCGGGGGTTTACTCATGTGCCGAACCTGCTGTCATCAACCGGGGTCGTGAACCCTTCCCACGGTGACCGGTGCGGGTTGAAGTGGTGGCGCTGCAACCCCCAGCGCGATGCAGGCGGGGGCTCCTGGTCGATGGCAGGGTCCATGCCCCACACCCCGTAGCACTTGTTCAGCCAGCGCTGCGCACCGTGCCTGGTTTCCCAGCGGAGCGCCGTCACGCCGTCGAGCGAGCAGAACGCACGCAGGCGCATGTCCCTGATGGCGAACCGGTCGCCCACGGGCAGCACCTCGTACCGGTCCTGGCTCATGAGGCCTGCCCGCACTTCGCCAGCCACGCCCGTGCCTCTTTGGCGTTGCGGAACGTGAGCTGCTTGAGGTACCCGCTTGCGTCGGGCAGCGCGCAGTACGCCCCGCCCCACAGTTCGTCAGCGATCTTGAAGCGAGTGGCGAGCGGGCTGTAGACGATTCGGTAGCGCGCCGTACGCGCTGTGCTCAGTGGAGTACTCATAGGCACCAGAGTTTCACGGTGATCGGGCCAGCGGAAGACTCCCAAGAACCCCCAGCCTTTTGGGTGGCTGTGACGCCGTCCGTCAGCAGGGAGTGCCGCAGGGGCCCCCAGTAGTCCGTCAGAACGCGTGCCAGCACCTCGGGGCGCTCTTCCCCGTACGTGCGCCGGATCGCCGCTGTAACGGCCGCTGATACGTCGTCGGCAGTGTTCGCCACTCCGTCGCTGCTACAGGCGTCAGGCTTTGTGCCTCCCGCCATCTCCCACCCGTTGATCCGCCATGTGTAGCCAATGCTGCTCATGAGTCCAGCCTAGGGCGGAACTTCTTAGTCTCGATGCGCGTGCCGGTGATCTCGTAGTACACGCGGGAGGCGGAGCGCCAGGTGTTCCACGGTTCGTCATCGGTCGGCGCGTACTCCCGATCCCGCTGGTGCCACTCCCACTCATCCCGGGCGAGTACCAGGCCTGTCACTCGGCCACGGGCCAACACGGTGAAGCGGGGCGCCTCCCTGGGGGGTATTTGGTCTGCCATGGCTCGCGCGTACACCCGCACCAGGGCGGAGGCTTCCCGGGCGCTGTAGGCGTAGTCAGAGGCCAGCACACCAGGCCAGCGCGGGTGTTCGGCCCATGCCCAAGAACCGTGGCCCAGCGGTCCGGGTACGAACAGATAAAGGTCTGTCGTGGGGGTCGGCTCTATGCAAGTCATGATCGCTAACTGGACGTATCGGACAGGAGGCTCACAGGAAGCGTAACGCTTGCGGATTCAAACAGTCCGCTTCCAGTGCCCGTTTTGCAAAGCCTGTACGTTGCATTCATGTTGTGGTCATTAGTTGAGGTAAACAACCTAATTGAGGCCAAAGAAAAGGGCCCCCGAAGGGGCCACATTCTCAGGCTTCCTCGTGCATCCTCACCCGCTCGTCTGCCCGGAACTCACTCCCGCCGTACCCGATGGGCAACCACACCCGACCACCCGTGCTGGGCTCTGCGTCGCCGCTGACCTGAAAGGCCATGCGCCCGATCTCAATCCAGTCCCCGCGCTTCACGTTCTTCGCTGCCTTCGTCGCCATGTCGTTACTCTCCCTCTTCTGCTGCGTCATCCTGACTGCGCCACGTTGTGAGCCTATCCATGCCTTGCGCGAAAAACCAGCGCGCGGTGTCTTCGTCCATGCGGAGGATAACCGGCCCCCGCACCCGGTCGACCACCCGAATATCAACGCTTCGGTCCGCGAATTCCTCAATGGCCCCGACTGACAGAATGTCAAGTTTGATCTGCGGCACGTCACTTCCCCTTACGGACGCTGGCCATGCTGGCTTGAAAACTGCGCTTGCGATCATCTTCGGGCATCATATCAAATTCGCTTTCCAGCGATGCCCGCAGAAAGTCAGCGAAGTAATGCGGCACGCGAAGCACCTTGCGCACATTCCCGGTGGTCTGCACTTCCACGCACAGAACGAAGGTGCCGTCCTCGCCCGTTTCGGTCGTGACAGCGACCACGCGCTTGATGTTCTCAGTGTGGACGAACATTGTTCCCTCCCCAGCCCGGGGCCGTGGTTGCGACCCCGGGCACTCAGTGGATGCGGTTAGGCGGTTTCGTTCCAACGCGTGTTCAGGGCCCAGTCAGCGAAGACGGGGCCGATGTGGTAGAGCCCGTAGCCCGAACCCTTGCCATCGCTGACCAAGATGTATTTCGTGCCCTCTATCGTGCTGGTGCGGATTTCCACGCTAAGCCCGAACTCATACGCTTGGGCAACGTGCCGTGCGACACGATCGGCCGGGACGTTCCTGTACTCAAGCAACGATACGCCGCCGCCGCGTGCCGTGTAGACCTCGTTCAGGTCAACCGTCACCTTGTCCATGTTTCCTCCGTGAAAGGCCATCCAGCACTTCGCGTCCGCGAGCGCCATCTCTGCCGTGCAGTACTCGGGGGCCTTGAACGCGATGCGGTCCCCGTCGCTGACCTGCGCGGTGTGCTTGCCGTTGTTCTCCGTGACCGTGATCTCCATCGTGTCCCGCCCCTTCGTTGCTGTTGTTGTGGTCTCAACCTAGGGGCATGCGGGGCGTTCGCGCAACCCACCTACGGATATCCGTATGTGCTCCGAGACACAGAAAAACCCCCCGATCGCGCTGACCAGGGGGTTTACGGGATTACTTGACGGGACCGACGCGCTGAATCCAGTCGCGCACCTCATGAACGCTGCTCCCTATCCGGTTCTTTCCTTCGGCCGTCACGTAGTAGCCCACGGTCGCCACTCTCGTGTGGAACACGGCGCCCCCAACGGCCCTGCGGGCAATGAAAAAGTCCCACTGACGCTCGCCGATCCGCTCGGCGTATCCGCCTTGGCCCTCAACTTCAGTGATCAGCGCGAGTATCGTCTTGGGGGTCATCTTCGCTCCTTCGTTGCTGTTGTTGTGGTCACAACCTAGGGGAGGCGCAGCCATCCGCGCAACCCACCTACGGATATCCGTATGTGCTCCGAGACACAGAAAAACCCCCCGATCGCGCTGACCAGGGGGTTTCTCTGTAACGATTAGTGCGTGAAGCAGGCCATCAGGATGCGCGGGTTACCGGGGCACTTCACCCAGCGAGGGGTTCCGGACGGAACATGCACCGTGTGTGGAGCGTGCGCCTGCGGGGGCGTGGGCGGGTGCGGAGCATCGGACGCATGCGCGGGAGCGCCCAGCGTCAGCATCGCCGTGCCGAACAGGATGGCCAGGATTCTCATCTTTACCGCCTTCGGGTTGACTTGCTCAGCGACACATGCCGCCGAGCGGGTTTGATCGTAACCCTGTGATGGTGTGTCACTACATGGTGTGTGACTGTGTGATGAATCACGTGATGATGAACTACCGTGACGCCGTCGCCCGTGTTATACGGATCGGCGCTGCACGCTGACAGACCCAGCAGTGCGGCGAGCATGGCTCCAATGGTTAGCGCAATGCGTGTGATGCGTGTCACTCTCTCCACCTTACGGATGATGGGAGCACATACGGATATCCGTATGTGCCTCCCCAACTAGAAGTCGCTACCTGCGAGGAACTCGGCCAGCCGCAGCACGTCATCAGCGGTGGCCTCTGCGACCAACCCAACCTGCTTGATCATCGCGGCAGCGATCCGGTGCACATCCGCCCGCCCCGCTAGCCCGCTGGTAGGTGTCGGGTCGTCTAGCGAGCCATCAACGCGCGCCATCAGACACGACCCTGAAACAGCTTGCGCACCAGCGCGTTCGCGTCGACATACCCCAGGGTGACCGTGCTGATGGTGGCGCCCTGCGGGTTACGGGTCTCAAACTCCGTTCCGCCATCAGCCTTGCGAGTGATCACGCTGTAACCGTTGCGCAGGTTGTACGTCATGAGAATCTCTCCTTTTCTCGGTCCGTGCGGGGGGTCTAGCGAGTCGGTTACCAGCGCTTCGCGGTAGCCCATTCGGCGAGCGTGAGCGCAGCCTTGGATAGGTTGCAGTCGGCGCATGCGGGAACCACGTTCGACAAGATGTCTCGGCCACCGCGCGATAGCGGCTGCACGTGGTCTAGGTGCTCCGCTGGCGCCTCGCAGTACACACAGCGCCCTCCCCAGTGGGCGAACACATCCGCGCGCCTGTAAGGGGCCTTCCTGCGCCTCCGAGTGCGCATGTACAGCGCCGTCATGTCAGGTGTTCGTGCGGCGCCACTGGGTGAGGAAATCACGCGGGTCCGCCTTGCTTGTCTGTCGGTAGGTGCGTACGCGCTCAGGGTTGGCTCGTCGCCACTCGCGTACGTAGCCCTTGCGTCGTTGCGCATCCATCGCGCTGTATGCCTTGACGTGGTCCTGGTTGGCCGTTCGCCACGCTGCGCTTTCTGCGCTGGTGCAGTCTCGGCAGCGTGCTCGTCGTCCATCGCGCGTCCGCGCTTCCTTACCGAAGGCGGAGAGGGGCTTAGCCTCTCCGCACTTCCGACATGCCTTCACAGTCACTTGCGCCCAGCAGGCTTGCGCGCCTCAATGGCCGCCGCTTCCCACGCCATCGCGTCTTCGAGCGTGGGCGCCACCATGGCTATGTAGTGCTTCGCGAAGGACACACGGCCCGCCGAGCGCTGCTTAGTCACGGTGCCGGACGTCGTGTTGATGCGCGCAGCGAGCCCAGCAACGTCGCACCCGTCGCCCCACCCGAAGTCTTCAGCGTCGTTGATGCCGAAGGAGTGGATCAGGATGGTGCGCTGCTGCGGGCTGATCTTGCCGAGTGCAGCGTGAACCATGCCGATCTTCGCTGCCCGCTCGTCGCGCAGTTCGTCGGACACATCGCGCAGCTCGTCGACCAGGTCACCATCGGCGGCAGTCGACACGTAGCTACGCAGGATGGCGCAGGCGTCCAGCACAGCCTTACGGGCGGAAGCCTCGCGGGGGAGCGTCACGGCGTCTTCGATGCTGTCGACGTCCGCAGGCGCCTTCGGCAGGGCGTTAAGCACGGCGTACGCCGACGAGTACCGGTGGAGTACTGCCAGGGCTTCCAGGGCGGCGCCAGTGCCCACCTTGGGCTGAACCTGGGGAAGCTCGTCGGTGACGCCGAGCGTGTTGGTGAACGTGAAGTTGTCCTCGTCGTCACCGTGGAACGCCTTGTCCATCGACACGCTGCCCACGAAGGCAAGACGCGCAGCATGGGCACGGTCAGCGCTGAGGCGGAGCCCCTTAGCGGGAACAGTCTGTGCAAGCTGCTCGGCCTTGTGCGGGTCGCCGTCGGCGTCGTCCATTACCGACATGAACACCTTGACTGCGTCCTTGTCCACGCCCACGTACCGGGCGGCGCGAACCTTGTCCTTCAGCGCATCCGCCATGGACGAGTAGAGAAAACCGATCGCCCGGTCTATGTCGTCGCCCTCAACGCGAGGCAGCGCCAGGAACAGTGCCTCGCGCGCATCCTGCTCGAAGTCTTCGCGATGGTCGCCGTTCAGTCGGCGTGCAGCCTGCGCCGCGAGCCTGGTTATGCGCTCGTCCATGTTGGTGATGAGCACCTTGAGTGCGTCAAGGTCGTGGTCCTGCGCGGCGCGAATGTGCTCGATGGTGAGAGACATGGGGTACTCCGTTCGTCGGTAGAGCGGCTCTAGCGAGTCGGTTACCAAGCGGAGTTCGGCCGGATTTGCGCAGCTCAAAGCACGTGAGGGCAGCGCGGGGAACCAGACGCCTCCCGCTTAGCGGGGTGTCTGCGTGGACGAGTGTCCGGCCGGATCACTCGTCGTTGCTGTGTGCACTCAACGCCGTTTTCCGTAGGTGGTCAACGATCTTTTCTGCGCTGAGCACCCGTTAGACCTGCTACTAGGTTCGATCGTTGTAGCGGTTTCGAAGGCGAGACTGTGGTTCATCCCTTGGAATGATCGGAAGACACCGTTCCTTCACATGTGGCGTACACAGATTCGAAGGCGTGACCAGCGTTCAACGGATTTGGTAAAAAGTAGGAAAAGGCCACGCTCCGCAACCGGAACATGGCCTCTCCCTCACCGTACGAGGTGGTAACTAGAAGTCAGCGCCGTAGAGGGAGCCCCAGGAGCGCCCCCCGATCTCCGCCTCTGCCTCAATCGGGACGCCGTACAGGTCGAACGTCATGCAGTCCTGGATGGTCCGCGCGTAGTCCGCTGCCTCAGCCTTCGGCACACTCGCCAGTACCTCGTCATGGATCGGCAGGCGGAGTGCATCCAACATGCCCGCCTCTTCGAGATTGATGAGACTCTGCCCAAGGCAGTCACGCGCAGCGCTCTGCACCCCGTAATTCACAACGGCATAGGTGCGATCCCGGTCCAGCGGCAAGCGGCGCCCAGTGACAGACACATGGACCATGCCAGTCTCGTAAGCCTCGCGCTGCCATGCGTTGGACATGCGCCGTACCTCCGGATAGACCCGGTCATACGCGGCCATCGCGCGGCGAACATCCTCAATCGGGGCACCGGTCTGTCGGCTGATGGTCGCAGCGCCACCCCCGTAGACCTTGCCGAAGGCAATCCCCTTAGAGATCTTCCGGTGCTTCGCTGTGAAGGCTTCGCCGAAGACGAGTCGGGCAGTGAAGCTGTGGAGATCCTCGCCCTTCGTGATGGCTTCCTTCATACGCTTCACATCACCCAGCGCAGCGAGCACGCGCAGCTCAACGGCCGCGAAGTCCGTCGACACGATCACCTCGCCTTCGTCAGCGAGTAGCGCGCGCCTGATCTTGGCATCGCCCGACGGAAGGGTTTGCAGCGCCGGACGAGTGATGGACATGCGCCCCGTGCGTGCGGCCATGCTCCCAATGAAGGCATGCACCCTGCCATCAGCGTCCATGGTGTCTAGGAACGTCTGTGTGTAGGCACTGCGCCACTTGCCCGCACGCTTCGAGCGAATGATGGCTTCGGCCAGCGGGTTAGCCCTGCGGGTGCCGAGGGGTGCCCCGCTGTTCAGGTCAATGTCTGCGAAGCGATGCAACACAGCCTTGTCCACCTTCAGGGCGCCAGATGCCGTGAGCTCGTCGGGCAACCAGGTTTCACCCATGGCGCCAAGTGCTTCGCGAAGCTGTGCGGGAGCGTTGACGTTGGTCACACCGTAGCGCTGGGCCTTCAGTTCAAACTCTGCTGCCTCAGCCTGTAGCGACTCGTCGAGAGTGC